GGAATTCCTCCCGATCCGTATATATATGCCAATATTTTAATCAATACCTATACTGTACAGGTAAACTATACCAAGAGAAAGCCTACTACTGTAAATCCGAATAAGCTTGATTTCTATCATATGATAGGGAATTCTACTTTACCAGCAGCGCAAGGTCTTGGTATTACTTCTGAGGATAGTTATACTATTTCTAAGGATCAGCCTTGGATTAGTATTTCAAGGGTTAGCGGTACTGGTAATACAAATGTGATTATAGGTGTTAATGTTCAAGCGCTTGTTCCTGGTACTTATAATGGTAATGTTCGGGTTCAGGATTCACTCACTACCTTTACTATACCCGTAAGTTTGGTGGTTGNGAGGATTTTTTGTTTGCTACCCCTAGTGAAATACGCTTGGAGCATACGCGGTATGGTTTTTTATCTTCACCAAGGAGTGTTTCTGTAAACGCATCAGGATCTTTTTCGATAGAAGCTACTTCTAGTTGGATGAATGTTAGTAGAAGCTCCGGAAATCAAAACACACTCAGTTTTGATGTAGAATTAAATGACAATGTAAATGCTTTGGGTATTGGAGTTTTTGTGTCTGAAGTAGTGCTTGTTCTGGGTAGTATTACAAAGAAAGTAAAGGTAGAAGTTGACATCACCCCATTTATAGAAGACCTTTTTGATCCTGATAAACTGTATTTTACAGATGATGAAAATACAATTAGGTTGGTGTCTAGTGCAGAAAAAACTCAGCTGTCGGTTATTGTCAAAGCATCCAACCAAAGTCAGTCCTATAGATTTAAATATGGCATCCCCTTTTTTAAAGGGATTAGTAGGACTCGCGTTGGAGGAGAGATACGAAAAATTATAGGCAAACTACCTAAAAACGACTTGGGAGAATTGATATCAAAAGCCTATATACCCTACACACCTTCATTTACAGACTTGGATATTACAGAGAATAAGATATTCAGTGACGAAATACTAAGGGGAGTACCCTTAAAAGACATTAGATTTATCAAAGGTATAACTCCTCCAGACGCCAAATTGACGAATCTTCCAGAGAAAATCTATATAACCAAAAAAGGAATCCTTTCTTTTTCGTTTTTNTACAATTAGTGGAGCCATTGAAAAAACTATTTCGGTTCAGTTAGAAAGGAACGACCTGTATTCGGTGTTAATTCCTTTGTCAGATTTGGAAGGATTATCAACTGGAGATGAATTTACCATGTCGGTTTCTGGTGTAGAGACCAATATCCAGATCAAACCGTCGGGTATAGATCATTGTATTGTCTTTTGGGAAAATATATGGGGATGTTGGGATACCTTCGAATGTACTGGACAAATACGATCTAGGAATAAGTACAGTTATACCTCAGATGAATATCGGTTAAACCGAAATAGTTTGATAAAGGAAATCTTGGAGATCGATACGATTGGAGAATTCACTATCGATACAGGATGGGTGTATAGTCAGGAGGAAGTACAGTATTTAGAATCAATGTTCATTTCTAGAAACATATGGTTACTTATCGATGGTAGGTTTATCCAGGTCAATACTAAAACCAGTTCCTTCGATCCTTATTTGACACGAAGGTTTAAAAAGTCGTTCAAACTAACCTTTGAAAAAACAATTCGATGATAGCATTTATAACTGATGATTGGCAGCTTGACCTGACAAGTCATAAACTCACTTTTATAGAAGAGAGCTCTTTGTTTTATAATTATTTTGTCAGTGGGTATTCTTTACCATTCTCTATAAAAATCTCCGATGAATTAGCATTAGAACTTGGATTTATTGATGAAGATAATATAACCGATTATAAGACTCGGTATGAGGGGTTTTTACAGCAAGATGGTAATTTCAGTGTAGCTATTTTGGAGTTAGATCAGTACGATGGGGAAAGGTTGTCCGGATCCTTTGTCTATGGGAATCAAACCTTACCTATATTAGATACAAAGTTATCCGATTTGCCTTGGCCAGTAATTAGTACTGATAATATAGAAAACCATGCAAAAAGTATAATTAATAAAGGGTTTCCCGAGGTTGGGTATAATTTCCCTATGATTATTGATACCGAATTCGATCAGAATACCAATTATGAAAAATTCGAGGGGATCTTTAATAGTTTTGATGGAACCAATTATGTACGAAATAACAAAACCATTGAGGATGGCGAAGAGATTATCTATAACAGGAATGTGATCACACCTTATCCATATATTCAGGAAATATTAAAAGTAGGATTTGAACATGCTGGATTGTCTTATGCAGGTGATTTTTTTAGTGATCCTATTAATAGTAAGCTTATTTGGGATACAGGGATGTTTTTAGAACAAACGTTTTCTCCGTTACCTCCCAGTTTTAGATTTGAACTAGCAAACCTTAACACACAAGTGGGTAACAATGTTGTATCGACCTATAAAAAGACATTGAATATTAACACTATAGGTAGTTATACTATAAAAGCTTATCTGAATTTTCCTAGTCATATAAAGGTGGAAAACTTTAAGATTGTAATGAAAGGAAAAACTATATACACAAACACTATAGGGAGATTGGATAAACTCATAAGTCTTAATATTGAAGAGATTACGGACTATGGCTTGTTAGAGTTACAGATGTNTATAAAAAGACATTGAATATTAACACTGTAGGTAGTTATACTATAAAAGCTTATCTGAATTTTCCTAGTCATATAAAGGTGGAAAACTTTAAGATTGTAATGAAAGGAAAAACTATATACACAAACACTATAGGGAGATTGGATAAACTCATAAGTCTTAACATTGAAGAGATTACGGACTATGGCCTGTTGGAATTACAGATGTCTTTGGTTAGATTTAATGTAACTGATTCTATAGAAGATATTTCACCTTATCATAATTTTACATTTTGGGCTAATGATGGTAGGTTAAATGTGTTTCCGGATTCCTTTAGTATTGCTGATGTTTTACCAGATATGACCTTTTCTGCTTTCCTGAACAAATTAAAAAATTGGTTAAACCTTGATATCGATTTTAAACATGATACGGTTACTATTGATTATGTAGAAGAAAAATTTGTGGAAACTTCTTTTAGGGATGAATCCCATTTAGAGGCTGATAGATATATTAAGAAATCAAACCAAAATAAAGCTTATGAACTAAAGGATTCAAAAGAAACTATATATATCACTAAGGATGGAGTGGTTAGTAACATATCCGAATACAAAAGCGAAAATGTAAATACCATTGATACTGGGGTAGATGTAATGAAAATTGAAAAGAAGAATTCTTTATTTACAGCCCGTAGGCGTGAAGGTTCTGATTTTAGAATTTTATTATATGATGGTTTAAAAAATGGTTTGCCTGTTACTGTGAGTGCAATTAATGAAATTGATTTTTCTATCGAAAATGTATACGAAAGATTATGGAAGAACTGGCTTAGATTTCGTGTTACTTCAGAGACGATAAAAGATAAATTTAGTTGTGACATTTATGAAAATCTAACCACAGAACTGGGAAGATATAAATACAACAAAACGCAACTCGTTAAGAAAATCAGTAAACGAAGGGTTAAGGAAAACAGGTGGGAGGTTAGTATTGAGAGTGAGACTCTAGGGTAATGGCTAATAGGATATGAGAACCTATGTTTTTATTATTTCCCAATGAGCTTTGTCTTTTACTTTCTGGGGAAACTTATCTTTGTAAACCGTGTCCATATCGTTACGCTCATGTCCCATTATTTCTCTAATGATATCTACGTCGATTCCTTTGAATTTTCCGATTGTTGCAAATGTATGTCGTGGCGATCTTGTTAAAATGGGATCATTTTTTGGTAGGGTTTCTAATTCGTATTTTTCAAAAACTCTCCTTAAATTTTCCCTGTGCTTTTGATAAAATACTCGATATCTTTTTTTATCCTTGTTCCACGGGAATAAAAATTCGGAATCTTCGGATTTATACTTATCAATTATATCTTGAGCTTTTTTAAAAATTTTGACGTCGAATTCCTCTGCTTTATCTCCAAGTTTAATCCTTTTAAAAAATGCTCTTTGTTTATTTATTTGATTTTTTTGTAAATAATATATGTCAATTAAATATTGGCCTCCAAGATAGAATTGCAATAAGGTTAAATCTATTGCTCTCTGATGAGTTTTAAACTTAGTATCAATTTTTTCTAGTTTTAAAATTGTTTTAGTATCTAAATAAACATTCTTAGCTCTACGACGTGAATGGGGAAGGTCTTTTACAACTCCCTCAAAGGGTCTTAAGTTCGGTATTGCATTAATACGACAGCATGAATTATACATGGTCTTTAACATTCCTATGTACGTTTTTATGCCAGAATTAGAAAACTTGTTGGATTTTCTGTATTCTTTGTATTTTTCTATTAATGAAGTGTTGATCTCATCTATATTACATGATCCTTTAAATATCTTGAAGTCATTTAGTACGCTTTGATAAACATAAGCGGTCCCATCTCTATTGATTGAATTTAAGTGGTCAATTTTCTTTTGACAAAAGTCAATGAAATTTATTTTTTTTTGGTCATTTTCATTAACTAGCAATGTAATAGCTTCTTTGACGTCATTTAGATTCATGAAATTAGAAGTTTGTGACTTAGCTTTGATCATGGATATTGTGACATATAAATTGTCATAATCTGGATGAGTTGGTAATGGAAATTTTTTATTATCATCCCAATCTTCTGGTATTGAAATTCCAATTTGTTTTCTATTTCGTTTACCTTTATGGCTTACATTAACTATTATAGGGTAAGTTCTAGATTTCTTGCGATCAGATGTATGTAGCCTTATTGTCGCTTTCATGAATACTTGCAATTTACTTGCAAATTTATGTAAAAAATAGCTTGTTTTTGACTATATTTGTGAAAACAACTACATATTAATAATTCGTTCTTCGAGTGAAGCCTTGTATTGTTAGTGTTTTCTGAATTGTTTGAATGCTGTAAAAGATTTATAGTATCTTAACGTAACATTAAAAAGTAAATTTTTTTAATGATTTTGTTATCAGTGTTTTAATCGGTTGTTTCAGAGAATACTTGCAAAATACTTGCAAAACTTGAATTCTAACTCTTAAAACAATGAAAAAGCAATTTATCAAAATTCTACTTAAATTAACCTTAATATTATCAGTTTTATTTATCTGCTCTTGTTCAGCACAACAAGAAGAAGAAATTGATCCAATATTAGAAGAATTGAAGATATCAGACTGTGATTATAGTTTGATATCCGGAACTGAAATTGTGAAGTCTAAAATTAAATTTCTATCCTCAACACAAATTTTTGATAGTGAAAACAAACAAGGAGTAGTTAGTGTCTTTTATGAGATTGAATATGATGGACAAGATTATAATTTAAATTTTCATACCGAGTCAAACATATTCGATAACTATTTAGGGTTTAGGAATTCTGATATTTCTAACCACGAAGTAGAGATTGGATTTTATTTCGAAGGTGTAGAAAAAATAATGATAGCCATAGCTAACAAAGTTGATCTGATTGAAAGCAAAAATTTAATTAAACCAGATTCTTTTATTGGATATACTTTTAGCATAGAAAATGTAAATCATGATTTACTAGAGAGTTTAAATGATAAAAAGCTTATTAAATTCTCAATTCATGAAGATATGTTTGGTATTTATTCTTCTTACCGCAAGGATGTGTCTAAAGAGATAAAATGCTTAACATATGCAAATAGATAAAAAAATGTATTTATGACGATTTACCAATCATCATCTTTTGAATTTATGTTCTCGATATTTTGTATAATCTCGGGTAATTTTTTGTTTATTTTTTTTATCCACCCCCTTTTGAATGACCCAGAACCTTCTAGAGGTGTGGTTCCGTTTTTATCTTTTAGCTTGAAGTTAGTTAAAACCAAGCGATATTTATTTGGTTTAAAATCGATCTTTACTTTATAAAAAATCTCAACTAAGGCAAAACCCATTACAAGGTGATTAGTAACACCAATACCCGAAATATTATTTTTGGATTCTGTGATTTCTGTTAGGTTTATTTTTTGAAATCTATTGTAAAACTGTTCAGCGATTTTTTCGTCCGTATGATTAACTACTTTTGAGAATTGAAAAAAATTGTTTTTTTCATTTAATTGTAATTTTTGCGAATAAATACTAATTGAAAATAGTAAAATTGATAGGCTAAGAGTAATTTTCATGTTAAATTAATTATTGTTGGTAGGGTAAAGATAATTTTTTAATAGAAAATTTTTAGTCGGTAGGTTATTATTTTTTTTACTTTTTTTTACAAGTATTTAACACTTAGTTATGAATTTATTACTAAATTTGAATAGTCCTACCTAGTTAAGATATTAGGGTTTACTTATGAATTTAAATATCTTAGAGCTTTAATATATTGCGGGTTTCCGTAGCAAAATGTAACAAATTTTCGATTAAATTTTGTGGTTTTTCCGCAGACGAGTAAAGGCAATTAATCTATATTTTTGTTAAAATTAAATATTGCAAACCACCACTATATGATATCAAGCTACTTATGAATTATGATCATTGACTATTTAATTTAAAAACTTGATTTTTTTGCGGTTTTTAGAGCTTATTTTTGTAAGAACCCTAAAAATTAATCAAGATGAAAAAAATAGCATTATTTTCTGTAGTAGTTTTAACATTATCATTTGTTAGTTGTGAAAATTCTAATATAAATGAAGAAACATCAGATTTGGAAGAATTGGAAATTTTTAATGTTGATCCAGACAAAATTCAGAGACCAGGTAGTCAAGGATGAAACGAGAAATAATGAAAATATAGGAGTAAAGATTTTTGCTTCATTTTTGGTAATCTTATCTGGGTTTATATTATTCGCAGATAAGGTTTCCAATTTTGGTTTGACTAATTCCTATGCTTTTCAAGATGTTCAAACTTTTATTTGGATTATTACCCAAACTTTATCTCCGTTAATTTTATGTCTTGGTGGTCTGCTGAGACCTTACAAGCTGTCTTATACCGCTCCTGTCTATATATATTTCATACAACTTTATTGGGTGTTTAACGCCAGTAAATTAGGTTTGGATGATGTGTTACTTCATGTATATGCTTTAGGTTTTACAATTATAGTTTTTATAGTTGTGTTACTTATTTCACTTTTATTTTCTTTTATCAAGTCTATGGATAGATTGCGAATTCATAACTTAACCACATCCCTTAGGAATTATATTGTTTTTATGTATAAAGATGCGGAGGAAAAGGATTTAATTCGTCCTGAAAAAAGTACAGATTTTAGAAGGATAAGATTGGAATTAACAGATAAGGCTATAGAAAATGAGTGATAGAAAATCAGATAAAATTGAAAAACTTAGAAAAGCAGCTTTTTTCCCTGAAGAGTTCATAGAGGGTTATGAAAAGGATTATGATGATTTTGCAAAAGAAGAAAGGCAGGAAAAGTCTATGTTAGAAAATAAATTTAGATCAAGATTGTTTGAGTTGTTTAATAATGGGTATAACCCTAAACATATTGAAAATATTATTTTAACACAGCTCGCACAAGAAGTTGAGTTAAAAACTATTTAGAAATTGTTTTTTCCCATTCTTGTCTAAATTTTTCTACAATGCTTGGTGTCATTTCATAGGCTTTTTTTGTTGCTATATTTTCAATTTTTTCTTTGAATAGCGGTTCTTCAATTAATTTTTCCCAATGCCTTAAACACTCTTCAGATAATTTATGAAGGCTTATTTTACCTTCTTGTTTGTTTTTTCTTAGCTTTTCTCCGATTCCTTCTTTGATCCAGGTTTTATTATATCCCCATTTTAAGGAGATTACTTCAATATAAATATCTCCAACATTTGCTTTTCCTCTTAGATTTCTAACAGTTGCTTCCGTTACGCCAATGGCATTACCAAACTCTTGGTTGCTTAACCCTAATTCGTTAACTATTGTATTTATTCGAAAATTTATGTTTTCCATATAACTAATGTTGTTAAAATATTCGATTAATTCGAAAATATTTTGATTAATTCGAAAAATATTCGATATTTGTTTCGTAATCACGAACAAACAATGCAAATATATACAAAGTTGTACAAATGAAGATACAGGATACTTTAAAACGGGTTTATGACGAACTACCACGAGAATTTAAAACCAGACCATCACAGATTTGTGATGTTAGTCCCGCTTATTTTAATAGAATCGTAAATGGCGAACCAAAGGGTAAAGATATTTATGTAGAGGCATTAGATGCGGTTATCCAAACAGGAGAAGAGTTTAAGGAGTGGGCAATAGATAAAGCAGATAGAATTATTAACTGTAAATCAAATGAAGAGTAGTATGAAAAAGAAAAAAATACTAGACAGAGATGCACAGGTAACAATGGGTGAGATCGAAGAGTTTTTTAGGGAAAACGATCTAATTGTTGCTCCAAGAGCAGAATTACAAACCGAGATTACAAAAAAGCAAACTGCATACTTGCGTAAGAAGTTTTTATCAATTCGCGAGGTGATGGATGGGAAGTTTTTTCCGCAAGTAAAAACTAGACAAACCATTGATAATTGGCTTAAAAAGGGCAAGCTTAAAGAAGGCCAGGATTGGTTCTTTGACAAAAAAGGCCGTAAAGTAATTCTTACTTCTTATTTAAAAAAAGAAATAAACATTTAAAACCCAAAATATGATTTTCGCAATTACAATAATGACACTAATACTAATAGGTCTTATGATTTTGGCCTTTCAAAAAGATCAATTTTATAAAAACGCAAAATTTTAAATATGGCAAAAGTAGAAACATTACAATCGCAATTAAACAGGGCAAAAGCCCAACTTGACCAGTTATGTACTTCTTATCATTTTACAGAAAGAGATGTGCAGGATCTTGCGCCACAAATGGCTTTAAAAATTAGAACGCTTCAAAAACAGTATAACCATGCAATTACAACTNTAATGACATTAATACTAATAGGCCTTATGATTTTGGTCTATCAAAAAGAACAATATCATAAAAACGTAAAATTCTAATTATGGAAACAATAGAAGATTTACAATCGCAATTAAACAGGGCAAAAGCCCAACTTGACCAGTTATGTACTTCTTATCATTTTACAGAAAGAGATGTGCAGGATCTTGCGCCACAAATGGCTTTAAAAATTAGAACGCTTCAAAAACAGTATAACCATGCAATTACAACTGGAGCTAAAAATACAGAAGTTGCAGAGGCGCTACCAGTCACTTAAACACTAATCAAAATAACATTAAGATGAAACGAAAGAAAAGTCACCAAGAAAAAAGTGTAATTCCTAAAGGAAAAGACGAAATGCTTAATGATTTTTTTGATTCGATGGATAGGACATTGAATCGAGTTCTTGTTTGGGTAATTGTTCTTTCTCTTTTGCAAGGGGTTTTTGCTTTTTTTCTGCATAAGTATCAAAAGACGAAACATGAATCAGAATTGATATTAAAACATTCACAAAAGTAGTTATGGTAATTATGATGTATATTTTTATTTTCCATTTAGCTTCAAACTTTTTTAGCTTGTTATCATACTCGAGATTTTCATCTTTAAGCATTTCCCGTTTTTGGTTTTTTGCTTGTTCTGATGATATATATTCCTGGTATTTAATCCATGAACCATATTCAGATAGTATATCTAAAGATTTATCAGAAAGTTTGTGTTTTGATTTACCAGACTGTACAAACAGTTCTTTTGAGATTAATAGATCTTTTGCTTTATACCTTTCATTACTGTCAAAATTGAATTCTCGTGTTAGAAAATCGGCAAGAAGTATTGAAGGATATTTAGAAGCGTATTCTAAGGTTTTTTCAATTTGTTCGTTGGTCATTTTATATTGTTTTAAGCATATAAAAATACTAAAACATATGGCAAAAAAAATTCATAAATATTATGCTACAACTAGAGCTAAAAATACAGAGGTTGCAGAGGAGGTACCAGTTATTAGTTCATAGGCCTCTTATTTTTCAAGAAGGTACTGAAGCTTTAGAAAAGGAACTTACACAGGCTATTGAATTATTGAATAGAGTAACGGAGATAAAGCAGGAGAAGAAACAACACAAACTAACAGTAGGAGAATTGCACAAAATTTTAAATGAAAATTATGAAAGACCAATTTAACGAAGATATAGATCCTTTGATTAAAGTTTATAAGCCTATCGAAAGACAGGAGATAATGCTTAGTAAAGCAGGATATAAAGTTGAGAAAGGCACTTTAATATACGATTCTAAACAATTCATCGAGGTGTATGATCCAAATGAGGATATTGTAGATGGGCTTTTAAGAAAAGTGGTTTTTATATTTGATGGTACTGGGACTATTTTTGAAAAACTTACCGTAACGGAAACCCCACTTAAGCCTGATTACACAAAAGAAAAAAAGATATTTTAAGATGGAAACAGTAGGTATAAAAATAGCATTTCAATTGATTGATCTTTTATGTTACTGCATTTTCTTTAAAGTAATTCTGGATCCAGTAATAGATTCATTATGTATTACAGGATCTATGAGGATTAAAACAGCGATTTTCTTATTTATAGTCATCTCGGGAGTTTCTGTCATCTTAAAATCTATTGATTTTTATAACGCTCTGGACGGTGTAACCTAGTCCTTTTTTAAACCTTACACATACTGTCATTTAGCACTACCTAATTCTGTTGGGCAAGATTTCTATTATCTAAAAACTAATTATAATGAGCAATAAATATGCATTTGCTGAAGCAATACTGGAGCAAACCAATGGTGGTCTGAATATTATCTTAGATTATTATTCTGATGCGAAGGAAGCTTCTTCTGGTAAACACAAAAAATTCAAAAGACGCGCGAACGAAAAAACAGCTTCAACCACCTTAAAAAAGGGAGACAACAATGTTTGGTTAGTTTGTGACTGGGGAGAATGGGATAAGCCTAAAAATGCTATTGGTGTTTGCATGTTTGAGGACAATCTTTCTTATGGGGAAGCCTGTAAAAAACTTGCTAAATTATATCATGTACAATATCAGGGGACTAAACATACTGCAAAACCTACATTTAAAAAGCGCCCTTTAAAAGCCAAGGAAAAAGAGGGCGAGTATTATTTTAAGTACAAAAAGAAAATTTCAGATTCAGCTTTAAAAATAATAGGTCCATTAATGACCAATGANGTGTTTGCATGTTTGAAGACAATCTTTCTTATGGGGAAGCCTGTAAAAAACTTGCTAAATTATATCATGTACAATATCAGGGGACTAAACATACTGCAAAACCTACATTTAAAAAGCGCCCTTTAAAAGCCAAGGAAAAAGAGGGCGAGTATTATTTTAAGTACAAAAAGAAAATTTCAGATTCAGCTTTAAAAATAATAGGTCCATTAATGACCAATGAAGTTGCAGAACGCTTCAATCTAAAATCTGTTGAATATTTCGCTTATGTGAAAAAAGAAGAAGTTGTTGAGACTTATGCAACAGATGACTATCCAATTTTTGTATTTGATTTTGGGGATTGGCAAAAGATATATCAGCCAAAATCCGCAGATAAATCCTATAGGTTTAGATATGCAGGAGGTCGTCCTGAAAACTTTCTGTTTGGATTATCAGATGCTAAAGCAGGTCATACATCACTTTTAAATGAGGAAGCGAAGAAAGATATCGATGATACTACAAGGAAATCTAATATTAAATTAGATCAGGTGGTTTTATGTAGTGGAGAGCGTGATGCTTTAAATATGGCTTCATTTGGTTATTACGTTGTTTGGAAGAATTCTGAGACTGCAATCCTCACCAAGCAACAATATAAGACATTAAAGGGATTAACAGAGGATCTATGTAATTTACCAGATATTGATTTCACAGGGGTTAAACAAGCCGTTAATTTGGGTCTGCAATATCTGGATATCAAAACGATTTGGCTACCTCAGTATTTATTAAAATCAAGGGACTGGAGGGGTAATCCAAAAAAAGACTTTAAAGATTTCATTGACCTTAAATTTAATTCAGAAAGACCAGGTTCTTTTAAAACGATTCTTAAAAAGTTAGTAGAGAATGCCCTACCCATGAAGTTTTGGGATGAAGTACCTAAATATGACGCTAAAGGGAATTATAAAGGCACAGAGTATTCTTATAATATAGTTCATGGAGAACATTTCTTAAAACACCAGGGATTTTATAGACTGGAGACTCCTAATGAAAAGGATGAATACAGGTATATCCATATAGATGGTAATGTTGTAAAAAAGGTCACCCCTAACAAGATTCAATATTATGTCAACTCTTTTTTGGAAGATCGGCAGATGAATATACCCTTAAGGAATATGGTTAAAAAAACACCATATCTAAATGAGAGTTATTTGTCTAAGCTTCCTTATATGGATATTGATTTTGTTGATTGTGACAGGAATACACAGTATTGGTTTTTTACTAAGTATGTTGCTGAAATAACAGCAGATACTGTTAAAATTCATAAGAAGGGTACAATAGACAAAATGGTATGGGAGGAGAAAGTAATTGATTTCCCAAAGGAGCTGTCACAAAGAAAATTTGAAGAAGCTTTTAATTCTCCACAGTTTAAAATTGAACTAGACAAAGGAGAAGAAGGGGATAATCACGATATCCAAATTTTAAAAAAGGACAGTAAATTTTTAAACTACTTAATTAACGTTAGTCGTATTCATTGGCGTAAAGATTTAGAAGATAGTTTTAAAGGGAAAAACCCAGAATTAGAAAAGGATTATTTCAAAAAACATCAATTCGATATTTCAGCCCCAAATCTTAATGAGGATGAAATCCACGAGCAAAAACTTCACTTGATTAATAAGATTTTTACCCTTGGCTATATGCTACATAAGTATAAAGACAAAAGCCGGGCTTGGCTAGCTTTAGGTATTGATAATAAGTTATCAGATATAGGGGAGAGTCATGGAGGATCAGGTAAGACCTTTATGTATGAGAGTGTAAACCAAATTATGTTAAACTCTTTTACAATACCAGGAAGAAAAAAGGAGGTTGTAGAATCAGAATTTATATATGGGGGTGTTACTAAGGATACTGATAATATTTTCATCGATGATGTTTTACCTGGATATGATTATGGTCGTATCTATACGGATGTATCCGGTCCTATGAGAGTTAATAACAAAGGAGTAAATGCATTCACATTGACTTTCCCTGAATCCCCAAAGATGAGTGCAACTTCTAATTTTACACCAAGGGATTATAACCACCCGTCTACAAAAAGAAGGCTTGTACTTACAGTACATAGCGATTACTATCATTTGAAAAAAAATAATGAATATAAACAAACAAGAACTATTGCTCACGATTTTGGTGGTATGCAAATGTTTATAGATTTCACAGAGCAGGATTATATGGATTTTTATGCATTTATGGCTCAGTGTGTATCCTTCTTTTTATCTACTAATAGAAAAATAGATCCACCAATGAATAATGTAATGAAACGAAACTCCATGGCCATAATGGGAGATCTGTTTAGGGAATGGGCTGAAGTATATTTTAGTCCGGAAAATGGTTTGTTAGATGCAGTTATAAGCAGAAACATAGCTTATGTAGCCTATAAAGATCATGGTGGCAAGAAGGGTCCTAAATCATTTAGAGATTCTGTAGAAGCTTTTTGCGAGTTTAAAGAATACATATTTGATCCGATCGAGGAACATATCCCAAGAAGTAGCGATGGTCGAATAATAAAAAAGATTGATGGCAAAACTCACGAATGTTTTTATATCAAGACAAGACTGGAGCCAATAAATCCAAAAGATTTTGAAGAACCTAATCATCCAGATTATGAAGGTGATACTCCGTACTAATACTATAGAAGTACAACGCCTGACCAGTAAGCTATTAAAACACGGAATTCGTGTGTTTATTGAGCATGTAGGTGGCAGGCCACGTGACCCTCAGTTTGTTATTTCCTTCGATAGGTTGATTGTACCAGGAGTATGGGGAAATAAACATTCGTTTGACAAAAAAGTGTACAAAGAAGAAACTGAAGATGCCTATGTGAAAACTGTTGAGCATTTATACCAAAAGGAAATTGTAGAACAGCGAAATAGAGATAGAAATGCGATTGAAAAAGATAAAAACCTTAAAAGGATGTAAGATTTATCACAATGGAAACCATGTCAAAACGGTTCCTGCCAAGTATTCCAATGTTATAACATTAAAACATATTATAAATCCAATTAAGAAGAGGCTGACAGCAGAAGAACGATTTAGATTAGAGGTTTCTCTTTTTGAGTTTACTCTTTCTTGTAAGGAAAAATATGTATATGACCTTATAAAGCGATCCATTCCACAAGCTGTTCAAAAGGTAGTGAATTATGAAGGTGTAATTCGTTTTGTATTGATTTATAAAAATAGCAAACGCATAAGAATTAGTAAATCCTTATACGATTTGTGTTCAAACAAATTAGAAGTTAACTATTCGAATTATTAAACCATTATACTATGAGACCTAGACCCACAATTATTTTTGGAAAAACCAAACCAGATCAAAAAGGAACGGGTAAATCTTTTTTAGCCAATAACTTTATGATGCTATATAACAATCCATTTTATATAAATGGTAGACGTGAGTATGATCCATTTTACTTTGATGGTCTTGATAGTACAAACGATGTGATTTATGTAGATGATGTTTCTAAGGATAACTTTAAGAGCATCAGTTCTCTACTTTTTAAACCTACAATAGTTGTAAAAAGGTTGGGAGGATGGCCTTTTGAAATTGATACACCCAAAATAGTGATAACCTTGGATGTTGATTATGGGTTTATCAAATCTTTGGATCCTCAAACCTATAAAGGATGTTCTTTTATTCAATGCTCAATCGAACGAGTTGAAGGAAGTACACTTTTTATAACTGATAAAATTTGCTTGTAAGATGAAAACACCAGTAGAGAATTTTCTTAATTCCATATATGCTGTTACCATACCAATGCTGCTTTTGATTCTTGCATTTTCAATAAAATTATCAGCATTGTTTTATACAGTTTTTGAGATACCTGTACTAGAATTAAAATTAGCTGCATCAATACTTTTAGCTGTTGCAGTGTCCTTGACGTTGTTGTCTGTAAGTGTAAATGCAAAGTTATTTGAAACTGATGCTTTCCCAATTGTATTTGCTATCTGTTCAGGAGTAATGTTATTGTTTGTTTTTAAGGTAATTAGTGTGGATGTTCTGCATTGGTCAGAATATGTAAAGCGAGGGTTTCTGTCCGCGTTTCTAGCGACAGTAGAATATGTGTATTCTAAACTGTTTGTAAAGAAATATCAGGAACATAAATTCAATGAAAGTCATCCGTTGGCAGATGAAAGACTAAATAAGGCTAGAGAAAGTCTAAAAAAGTCTGTGTTAGACTTAAATCAGACTAAACAAGACTTAGAAAGGTATAAAGCAGAACTAAAATGTCCTAAATGCCAAAAACAGCACGATACTTTTTCCAGAAGAAAGAACTGCAATCATAAAATTTTGGAGTTAACAGCACATTAAATCAAAGTAGAATTTAAAGAACCAATACCAGAATAAAATATTAACCCTTAAAACCTAAGTAATGAAAAAAGAAAACTACATCGAGAAAGACAAAACTATTACAACAGCATTTGTATTAATAACGGGGATTGGAATTATAGGACTCTTAGCAATTGCTTTTGATAATGTAAATGTTCTGTGGACGCTTAATATCGTTCCTAGCTGTGTTCAAATTATTAACAGAAAAAATAATTAATAGTACAACCGGAAGCTGAAAAGGTTACTTAGAGTAGGCAATATTTAACAAACAAACAAAATGAAAACTAAATTAAAAATTCTAACAGTTTTATCATTGCTTTTATTTTCATCATGCTACGATTTCAACAGAAAGCAAAATGAGCTAGATGCTGAGAGTAATGGAAAGGCAATTTTATTGGAAGCTGAATCTTCTAAAAAAGCAATGATTGAAGAGGCTAAGGCTAAAAATGAAGCTGCAACTTTGGAGGCAGAGGCAAAAATAAAGATTGCTAAAGCTGAAGCTCAAGCAGAGGTTGAACGAGCCAAAGGGGTTGCTGAAGCAAACAAGATCATAGGTGCTTCTTTAAAGGGAAATGATGCATACCTACGTTACTTATGGATTACCGGCTTGAAGGATGGTAAAGGGGAAAGAATTTATATACCTACAGAAGCAGGGTTACCAATTTTAGAGGCAAAATAAGATGAAAGCAACAGTATTTATCGTAATTGGAATACCTATAGCGGTCTTTATATACTTTGGTGTAATGGTAATTATAAGAGAATATTTCAAGAAATAAAAGCAAACAACATGAGTGGCCTAACCTACGAAATACAGAATAGAAAACTGCAATCATACAAGCACACTTTTGATTACAATTTTTGCAAACGAAAGTACAATGAGTATGCTCGAATGACTATAGAAGAATTCAAAGAGTGTTTGAAGGATCGTAATAAGCTAGGAGAGATAGGACATTTGACCGCATTCATACTTTGGGTAAAGAATAAGGAAAGACATGAATACAGGGATGCTTTAGGAGATCAAGGAATAATTCACTTGTTGTTTCATTGTGCAGAGAACAAACACCATGCGGATATACATGCAGAGTATATACATGAATTATTTAAAGAGGATATAAAATTAGTATAAACCAAACATTAAATATGGAAACATTAGAAATCAAAAAAGAAGCAGCATTAAAAGCTCATGAAAATGCATCAAGTAAAGGAAGAGAGCTCCTTGAAAATTTACTAGGAAAGAAGACTTTTCTAAAACAGGTAACTGAGCGTATCAAAACTATAAATGATATATTGGAAGATAACGGTATCACTCAGAAAGAACTCGATACAATGTTTGCCAATGCTCCTGAACATTTAAAATATCAGTACATAGGAGAATTATTATGTAAATCTTTAAATGAAGGATGGTTACCTGATTGGGATAATGGTGAATATGATAAATATTATCCTTGGTTTAAAATGAGTTCTTCGGGGTTTCGGTGCGACGACTACGATAGCTGGGGTACGTTTTCGCTTGTCGGCTCTCGCCTTTGCTTTAAATCTTCAGAATTAGCAAGATATGCCGGGGAACAATTTACTGATGTATATAGAAAATTTATGATAATCGAATAAAACAAAAACCAATGAAAAATTACCAAGATTTAAAAACGTTTGAAGGAGCTTGCAAAGTTGAAGGANTAACTGAGCGTATCAAAACTATAAATGATATATTGGAAGATAACGGTATCACTCAGAAAGAACTCGATACAATGTTTGCCAATGCTCCTGAACATTTAAAATATCAGTACATAGGAGAATTATTATGTAAATCTTTAAATGAAGGATGGTTACCTGATTGGGATAATGGTGAATATGATAAATATTATCCTTGGTTTAAAATGAGTTCTTCGGGGTTTCGGTACGACGACTACGATGGCTGGCATTCGTATTCGCTTGTCGGCTCTCGCCTTTGCTTTAAATCTTCAGAATTAGCAAGATATGCCGGGGAACAATTTACTGATGTATATAGAAAATTTATGATAATCGAATAAAACAAAAACCAATGAAAAATTACCAAGATTTAAAAACGTTTGAAGGAGCTTGCAAAGTTGAAGGATTAGATCCTAAAAAAGTGATTCCTGATTTCTCTTGTTACCCAGAAAAAGACAGAAAATCAATGATTGCACATGCAAAACTCGTGATCATAGTTAGAGCTGCTAACAGGCTAGCCAATGATGGTAAAGAATGGATGCCAGATTTCAGTAACTATAATGAAACAAAATATGAAGCTTGGTTTGATTTAGAGGAGGGTTCTTCGGGGTTTCGGTGCGCCGACTGCGTTCTCTGGGCTACGTATTCGTGTGTCGGCTCTCGCCTTTGCTTTATTTCAAGACAAGTATGTGAGTATGTAGCTAATGAATTTATCGAATTATACAAAGAATATTTCTTATAGAATTAAAGGTTGTGTGATGTGTTGAGCGGAGTTCTTCAGGGTTTCAGTACAACGACTACGATAACTGGAATACGNAGACAGAAAATCAATGATTGCACATGCAAAACTCGTGATCATAGTTAGAGCTGCTAACAGGCTAGCCAATGATGGTAAAGAATGGATGCCAGATTTCAGTAACTATAATGAAACAAAATATGAAGCTTGGTTTGATTTAGAGGAGGGTTCGTCGGGGTTTCGGTACGACGTCTTCGGTGTCTGGGCTACGTATTCGCTTGTCGGCTCTCGCCTTTGCTTTATTTCAAGACAAGTATGTGAGTATGTAGCTAATGAATTTATCGAATTATACAAAGAATATTTCTTATAGAATTAAAGGTTGTGTGATGTGTTGAGCGGAGTTCTTCAGGGTTTCAGTACAACGACTACGATAACTGGAATACGAATTCGAATGTCAGCTCTCACCTATGTAAAATATTAACATCACAAACCGTGCAAACATTGCAAAAAAATACAAACCATTGAAGGCGTTGGTACAAGAATGGAAAGCGACTTTTTTAAAGCAAAGAAATTTAGAAATGAAAGATTACGATAAATACATTGTTGCATTTTCAGGAGGTAAGGACTCAATAGCATGCTTTTTAAATCTATTAGATCAAGGAATACCAAAAGAAAAGATTGAGTTATGGCATCATTTAGTTGATGGAGCAAACGATATATTATTTGATTGGGAAGTGACTGAGGATTATTGTAGGCAATTCGCTAAACATTTCGGAGTTGAAATATTTTTTTCTTGGAAAGAAGGTGGCTTCAGAAAAGAAATGAACAGACAAGATTCATTAACATCTCCCACACATTTTGAAGTTCCTTTTACTGAGTATGATAATGAAACTGATTATTTGACTAATGATTTTGATTATCCTATTAGAAAAGTAGGAGGAACCAGAGGAAAGAAATCAACCAGAAGAAAGTTTCCTCAGATTGGAGCAGATTTAAAAACCAGGTGGTGTAGTGCTTATTTGAAAATAGACATATGCGCAACAGCAATAAGAAATCAAAAAAGGTTTAATGGTAAAAGCACTTTATTAATATCTGGTGAGCGAGGTGAAGAATCGGCAGCTAGAGCAAAGTATAATGTGCTTGAATCGGATAGAGCGGATTTGAGAAATGGGAAATGCCAGAGGTTAGTTGATAGAGCCAGACCAATAAGAGACTGGAAAGAAAATCAAGTATGGGAAATCATAGAAAGATATGGTGTAGTAGTTCACCCTTGTTATTATTTGGGTTTCAGTCGTTGCTCTTGTAAGTTCTGCATATTCGGAAATGCAGACCAATTTAAAACAGCTTTCTACATATCTCCAAACGAAGGAAAACAATTGATTGCCTATGAAAATAACTTCGGTTATACAATGAAAAGAAGTGAAACATTAGAACAATTTATTGAAAAAGGGGAAGTGTATAATAGTGTTAATAATGTGAATAAAGTATGGGCTACAAGTAAAATTTATTTAGGTGCTATAATTACAAAAAATTGGGTTTTACCTTCTGGAGCATATGGCGAAAGTTGTGGACCATCTTAGAAAAACAAATTAAATAAAACACTAAACAATTATAATTATGGAACATAATGTAATTTTAAAATTGAACAAAATAGTTTTCTGGTGGTATTATAAAAGAGTTCCAAAGTTTTTTCACAAATGGACTATTTTAAAAAGCATTAGATTGTTAGTCGATAATTATGAGCATCAAGAATTTGTTATAAAGGGCAATCGGGAAGTTATTTCAAATGCAATTAAAACTGAAAGAGATATGCAAAAACAGATATTTAATTTAAAAATGAAGTTGCAAGGTGTCTCTCAGGAAAAGATCGATCCTTTGAACAAGATGTTCGGAACTGATTTAAAAGGAATATCTAAGGAAGAAAGAGAAAATTAACCAATATTAATTTATATAAATAGTTATGGAGGAGTTTACAGGAACATATTACATATGTGATGAATGTTCACATATTTATGATTATGATGATTTATGCCCAGATTGCGGTAGTGGTTTTGTTACAGATTTAAATGCTAATGAAGTCAAGCAAAGAGCCTTAAATGAACCGGTAAGTGAGTACAGAAGATTACATGATATGCTCCTTAAACACGATGATTTATAAAGCATCAGCTAGTTATGAAATCAATAGGACAAGTAAAACAGGATTATATACCATTTGTTGAAGAATGGGAAAAAGAAGTTATGAAACTTCCGAAAAAAGTAATTGTAAGCCTTTTGCGGGATGCATTAAAAAATAAAGAATTAGACCTATGAAATTAACAGGAGAAGCAAAGAAAGAAAAATATAAAAACAGTTTAGTATGAATTTTGACAAAGAAATAGAGGATTTTGCCACACGATTTAGACTTGTTAAGGCAATGAACGAAGATGATATGGATACATTGAAATTCAGATTAAAAATGTTTGCAAATAATGTTAGACGCAAATCACAAAACGAAATATATAATAACATAAAGAAATGATGAGGAAAGCAATTGTAGTTATCTTAATTACTTTAATACTAAGCTCAATCTTATATTTATCATTAGGACATAGGTTATGCCTAAAAGACAATATTCTACCCATTGGGGCTAAAGTATATGACGAATATGAAGATTATAACTAAACTTTAAAACAAAATACTAAACAATAAGCGCCAAGAAATTATGTGTAAATTGTTAATTTTTCTTTAATTTATGATATTGTTATTTGATAAAAATGTTATACTTGTTAGAGTTAGCCATCATAAGGTTACTATAATTTATTGACCAACATTTAATACACAAATACTATATGAAATATCGAATACTATCAGATACATCAGAAAAAAAGCTAGAAGATAAAGTAAATACTTTTTTGGATGATGATTGGTTACCCGTAGGAGGAGTATCAGTATTGTTTTATGGAACCGAGCAGGGAGTTAGATATTCCCAATCTATTGTTAAGAGGAAATGAAGAAATTACAAAGCCAGTGGAATATAAAGAACTAGTTTTTTAGCGTACCTCATGCCACATCCAAAGCCCTGAGTTATCATTAAAATAATATAGAATATCATCACATTCAAAATTCTTATATCTATCAATTAGTTCTGTAAATATTTTTTTGGACGCTCGTTCACTTCTTTTACCAGAATATTTCTTAATACCATTAAAATAGGAGTATACTTTATTTTTAAGATATGCATACTTCTTCCCTGAATCATTTACTTTAATGTAAGACAGACCACAATACGCACGGTTTATCTTCTTTTCGATAAACTCTGGATTGACATCTATAGCGTTTTGAGATTTATTTAACATGTTATTAGGGATATTTCCCAAAATTAGGAATAATTCCAATTAACTTGAAATTATGTTAATAAGTTATTTCTGTATTGTTTTTGTGTATAAACCATATTTGTTTTGTGTAAATGACGATTAATCAGTATCTTTGAATTATAGTAATTAGAACATTGATTGTTCTCGGCAGGCTCTCCGGCTTAAATTAATTGGGGATGTTCAAACCCTAGTTTCAATAAGGGTCACGCACTCAACCAGAGTGTTTCAGTATTCAATATTATTTTATTGGGAGCTATTGTTATACAAAAGTATAAGGATAAAACCATTCCTCAATTATTAAAGGAAGCCAGAAAGGTATGTCATGCTTATATTAAAGCAAGAGACAGACAAGGGAATTATGCTACATGTATAAGTTGTCAAAACACATTTCTAGCAGATATTATGCAAGCCGGACATTACTTCAAGTCTGAGCTTTATTCCTGTGTACGATTTAATGAGCTTAATATAAATCTTCAATGTGAGCACTGCAACTGTTTTGAAGAGGGTAATCTAGTCATGTACGAACCTAATTTAATCAATAAGATAGGGATAGAAGCTTTCACAGATTTACAGGATACAGTTGAAGCGTATAGAAGATCTTTTTTTAAATGGGACAGATCCTCTTTGATAGATATCATAGACTATTATTCAACCAAATTAAAAGAAGTATCATGACAAAAAAACCTTTTAACAACATAAGTGAGTTTTTAATCATTGCAATATTGATAATGCTCTTAATAGAATTAATAATAGTACTTAGATCTGTTTGGTTAGGGTTAACTCCATTTGGAATTAGATTATTCATAACTCTTTTTGTTTTGATTGTAGTCTCAGTTTATGGTGTTAAGATAATTGAATATAAAGGAACCGATAAGGATTAAATAAATATGAACTGGATAAAAGAATTAATTGATTACCTAACAAATAGCTTTAAGTTCTGGGAAGTTATTAGTCCATGGGAGAGTGGATTAAGAATTAGACTAGGAAAACACATTAAGAAAATAGATTCGGGAATACACTTTAAGATTCCTTTCATTGATTCTATATATGTTCAAACTATTCGAATGAGGGTTGTAAGCTTAAGTCCTCAAACAATCACTACCAAGGACAATAAAACATTAACAATAAGTGCAGCCGTAGGGTACTCAATTGATTCAGTAGAGAAACTATACAATACACTTCATCAACCGCAAGTAACAATTGTAAATATCATAAAAGGAGAGATTTCAAAATACATATCTGAGAATGTATTATGGGATTGTACTCAAGAAAAAATAAATGAAGCAATATCTGATAGTTTAAAAATAGATCAATTTGGACTGAAATATCACTATGTAAAAATAATGAGCTATGCAGTTGTAAGGACATTTAGATTAATTCAGGATCAAGAATGGAACGATGAAGATATAACAATGGATAAAAGAGATTAATTATGCCAGCACCTAAAGGAAATCAGTTTTGGAAAAATGTAGACCCAGATAAAATAGGTAGACCACGTACATATGAAAACAAAGAAGAAATGATTCAAAGGATATCAGAGTATTTTAATTCATACATACCTGATGATACTGGCATAGCTAATCCTGTATTAGGTTTTAAACCAACGGTAACTGGTTTAGCCTTGTTTTTAGGTTTTGAAAATAGACAAAGTCTCTATGATTATAGAGATAATTATAAAGACTTCTCTGGCATAATAAAAAAAGCATTGACATATATAGAAATGAATTACGAAATGCTTTTGGAGTCTAAAGCATCTACAGGAGCAATATTCGCATTAAAGAATATGGGTTGGAGAGATAAAACAGAACTAAGTCATGAAGGAGGAGATCCAAAGAAACCATTACAAATAATAGGAATGAATGTCATTGACTCTAAATCTTGATGTACATGGTAACCAAAAGCAATTAGAATGTTGTAGGTATTGGAGTGATGATACCACAACAGATATAGTATACGGAGGTAGTAAAGGCTCTGGTAAGAGTTACCTCGGATGTTCTTTGATATTTAGTGATGCTTTAACCTATCCAGGTACACATTATTTCATTGCTAGGAAAAAGCTTAACGATTTAAGAAAATTTACCAAACCTTCTATTAAAGAAGTTTTTAAGCATTGGGGAATTGATGAAAGGTATTACAGGTTTGATGGCAATGATAATTTTTTCGAATTACATAATGGATCAATAGTTTATTTGTTAGAAGCAAAATATTTGCCAAGTGATAAAGAGTATGCAAGATTTGGTTCAATGCAAATGACAAGAGGTTGGATTGAGGAAGCGGGAGAATTTGAGGAAGACGCTAAGAATAATCTTGCTGCTTCTATTGGAAGATGGAAAAATGATGAGTATGGTTTAACAGGTAAGCTTTTACAGACATGTAACCCTGCTAAGAATTATTTGTATCGAGATTATTACAAGAAGTTTAAAGCAAATGTACTGGAAGAATGGAAGAAGTTCATACAAGCTCTACCACAGGATAATAAAAGACTTGCAAAGGGCTACTTAGACAACCTGAGAAGGATCTTAAACAAAAACCAAAGGGAAAGGTTGTTAAATGGGAATTGGGAGGCAGACGATGATCCAACGGCAATGTGTGATTATGATAACATTCTTTCAATTTTTGAGAATGATCATGTAGCAACTACCGGAAAGAAATATATCACTTGTGATGTAGCGAGGTTTGGGTCTGATAAAGCAAGGATAGGTGTATGGGATGGATGGGATTTAATTGAGGTTCATTCTTTTGATATTTCTAAAACCACAGAAATACAAGATTGTATAAAGGCAATGAGAGTGAAGCACGGAATACCTAAAATATATTCTATTGCTGATCAAGATGGAGTTGGAGGAGGAGTAGTTGACAACTGTAAGATATTAGGATTCACAAACAATTCAAGCCCTGTTGCTGTTAAAGGACAATCTGAGAATTATAAAAACCTTCAGGTACAATGCCTTTATATGTTAGCCAAGATGATTAACACATTTGAGTTTAATATATCGTGTGAATTATCAGGAAAAGACAAGGATGATATTATAGAAGAATTGGAACAGTTAAAAACGAATAACAAAGATTTAAATAAGCTTGATGTGATTTCCAAGGAAACAATTAAAAGTAATATAGGACGCTCTCCAGATTGGCGTGATATGTTTTTAATGAGAGCATATTTTGATTTACCGAGGAATATAGGGAGAACTAAAAGAGCAGCTTTATTATGACAGTGAAAGAGTTTTTAATGTTGGATGATATGAAGGAGTTAGAAAAGGTGAAAGCTATAAGAAAGTATGTAAAGCCTTCTAATAAGATTGGTAAGAAAGAAGGAAAGGAGCTTCTAAAAATAGCTTATAAAGATGTTAATAGAGTAAAGGATTTATATAAACAAAACAAGATTATTGAGCTAATCTATTTTTTAACAGATTGTGATGAGGATTATTTAATGTCTAGAGATTACAAGGAGTTTATCTATTTCTTAAGGTACGTTGATGATGAATTAAGTATGATACTCAAACTTGAAAATAAATTAAATAAAGCAGATGAAGGAGATGAATTATTAGTAATGAGATTAGAGCAAGCAGGGGCTAATGATTTAAATCAATTCGGAACATTAAATGCAATAGATAGCTTGGCGAATGGTGACTTACTGAAATGGAAATTGATAGAGGAGATGCCTTATGAAATGGTATATACAAAGTTGTTAATGAACAAAATACAGTCAAGAGTTCAAAGAAAGTATCAGGAAATAATGATTGAAGAACATAAATCAAATGGTAAAAACTAAAAAATTTAAAGTGTCACACACCTTGCTAAAAGAATCTTTTGAGATTGAAGGAACAGCTTATTTCATAGTGCCCGGTACAGGTGATTTGTTAATAGCTAATGGCACAAATAAGCGTAGGTATAGAAATGCAATAGGGAGTTTTAAAGTAGAAATAGTATGACAGATGTAGTTGGATTTTTTGAAACTAAAATTGATGAGGCCAATGTCTCGTTAAAGTGTGGTCGTTGTTGGGAATTTCATTATGGACGTAAAGACTATACTAATTTAATCAGGAAGAATTCAACGGATGATTGTTGTAATTACTTTTTGTTGGAATGGTTTAAGGTTAAGCAAATAAAAGAGTTTGATAAAGATTTCGGTACATCTGAGTTAAGCCATGATCTTATAAGTTTCAGAGCATTCTGCGGTGTGGATTCTGATTTCACTAGGCAAATGTATAGTGAAGTAGATAAGAATGATATTGAAGGCAGTAAGTGGAATGTATATATGAAACCTCTAATGGAGTGTTTAGAAGGTTTACTAGATGATAAGTTTTGTAGTACCATTTTCCCCGCTGGATTCTTAGATATCTCATATGAGCCAAAATACAATTATAAAGATCAAACTTTAGACGGGTTTGAAATAGTAGGAATGATAAGAAAGGATTATAAGTAATGGGATTTACATTTTTTAAGAATTTAGAACAAGGGAAGGTTGTTTGGTTAGATGCTGAAAGTATCTCTTATGATGATGAAAAGATAACTTGTTTTGATAGTGATCTAGAACTTATAGCTGTCTTTGACAAATCGTGGAATTGTTTTAAGGATGAAAGTAATTCATTTAAATAGATAGAAAAAGAATAATGCTAAGTCTAGAGCCCAAAATAAGAGAAATACTTGAAGAACTTGAACAAGAGTTCAAAGACAAACATGAATCTCTAGGGATGAAAGCTACCGGTGATTGGCTTGATTCATTTGATATTCAAAGTAGAATATCTGGAGGAACCATTTTAGCTAATGAATATACCGAGCAACTCGTTCAAGGAAGGAGTCCAGGTAAAATGCCACCGATTGACCCTATTGAAAAATGGGTTAATGTCAAGCTTGGAATATCAGGAAAAGAAGCCAGAGGTGTTGCCTTTGCTGTGGCTACAAAAATTAAGAATTCTGGTACAGATTGGTATCAACAAGGAGGTTCTGATTTAGTTGATGACGTGTTTACAGATCAAAGAAGACAGAAAATAATTGATGATTTAGGAACAGAGATAGGCGCGCAGGTAGCAGATAATCTAAGACGTGAAATAATAAAAGTATTCTCATGATTATAAAACAAAGTTTAGAGGCTAACATAATAGCAGCTCACATACCTAACAAAATAATATTCTCGAATGTTATAGGGAATTTGGTGTTTGACTGGACGATGGTTATGAAAACTTCTAGGTCAGGGCAATTTAAGTATAGTCCTGATCTAGATGGGGAAGTGACTGTGAACTTATTGGATATTACAAAGTTAATTTATGAGAGTATAGATAATTTCACTGACCCATTTGATTATACCACAACTACATTATTCAAAGAATCAGACGGCTATCACTACTCTAAGCTTAATATGACTTTCGAAGATGCAACCGAAACTCCGATAAATGTAAATGATATCGCTGTAGTAAATGGTGTGTTTCAGACGAAAGAATGTAGGATATATCCAGAATCAGTTGATGTTGAAATAGGGGAACCGCCAGTGGATGACGACCTATTGTTAAATTTTGATTTAAATGAAGTTGTAGTATGAGTTTACCAATATGGGAAGGATACCCACATACAACCACGGTTCTAAGAGCAAATGGATTAGAGAGAGTATTGGATTATGATCCGGTATTAAACCCAGTTCCTGATATGACTTACGCAACTGAGTTTAGAAAGCAGTGTTCAGGAGTATATGTAAAATGGTTAAATAGATATGGAGCTTATAAATATTGGTTATTTAGTAATGTGTTAAAAGAAAGTATTAAAACCAAGTCATTAGGAACTATTCAAAATGATTGGGATAATAGAATAATTGCATTTTCTGAAAAACATGAAATAGGAAAACAAAGCACTTTGAGTGTAGAAATATATGACAGGATAGAGTACAAATATATGCGTAAAGTTAAGGATGTATTAGAAAGTCCAGAGGTTTATATGTATATGGATCAGTTACCAGTAATTGACAGCGAACTATCAACTAGATATTGTGGTTGGATCAAAGTAATTGTTAAACAAGGGAACTATTCTCTAATAAATACTAAAAATAATACTGAGGAAATAAGACTAAAGATAGAATTGCCAAAATCTTATGTACAGACATTGATATGACAGAGATATTTTTTAATAATTATAAGCTTGATCTCGGTACATCTGTAGTTACAGAAAACCGTCAAATCAATTCTTTCTTTGATTTAAAGGATAGGCAAACTAATTATACCAACAAATTCAATTTACCCGAGACACCACGTAATAGAATTGCCATGGAGATGTTTGGGGCTATTGGTGAGACTTCAGATATACCTCAAAAAATTAATAATGTAAATGTATTTAGAAATGGTATTCCTACTATTCAGAATGGTAAAGGAATAGTAAAAAAAAGAAAGTATGGTAAAGGGTATGATCTAAATATTCAGTTTGGGAATTATTCTATTTATGATGCAATCGAGAACAAAGACTTATCGGATCTTGATTTTTCTTCAATAAATCATACATTCACAAGAGATACTATTGTTAATTCATGGAATAATACTTGGGAGAATGGATATATCTATACTATAGGTGACTTTGGTTTTGTGAACTCAAATAATAATGGTTCTCCAATCGATGCAAGGTATCAGGTGCCTTCTGTTTTCTTTAAGTGGATATGGGACAAGATATTTGAAGAATCGGGTTATACGTATACTTATGACGGGGATATAAACATTTTTGAAATAGAAGATTTCACAACTAGGGTTCATACCATAACTAATCCTAAAGAAAATATATTAGGACAAGTAACCAATTTCAAAGACCTATTATCCGGAATTTCTCAAAAGAGTTTTATTAAATCTGTTATCCAAGATTTTGGGTTAATGATGGATAAAGAAGATTTATCCTCTGAGTATAGATTTATTCTGGTTCAAGAATTTCTTTCATTCGATCAACCAACAGTTGATTTAAGCAGAAAATTTAATTCGGCATCCAGTGTTGATGCCAATCTAAAAGGATATGCAAAAGAAAATGTTTTAAAATACAATTATGATAACTCGGAAGATGAATTCTCCGATGGGGTTTTTGAGGTAAATAATGAAACATTAAAAGATCGTAAGACAATGTTCACTAGTCCTTTTAAAGTTCCTGAGCAATCAAGTATTAATGTTAATAGCTATAATCTGTTCACGTTTTCTCACTTCAATGCAACTAGAAACGATGATGGAACCATTAAGGAAGTAAAGTCCAAAAAAACAAAAGCATATGTGCACAACACAGTAAGAGCAAGTGGTCAAATTAGATATGATTTCGATGATGGATCACAGAAAACAGTTTTAACAAATGCGGCATATGCAGCATTTGTAGGCTTGACATATTCCGAGATTATATCTAAATGGTATAGCAACTTTGTAAATCTCTTGCAAAAACCTCGATTGTATGAAGCAACCATGACTTTTAATTCAATAGACTTGATACAGTTCGATTTCTTTAAGCAGGTATATATAAAACAATTAGGAGCTTATTTCTATATGAATAAAATAAAAGGATTTAAACCTGGAAAAGTCACGAAATGTGAACTTATAAAAATTAACAAGCCTGATAAACTAGGTGAATTCAGTGATGACTTTAATGAAGATTTTAATATTTAGATAATGGCAAAACAAGGGAGATCGGGGTTAAATGGATTAGTTAATTCACTAGTCCCAGACAATTTAATAAAATTTATTACAGCTTTCAGAATGAGAAATGTCCTAAAAGATTACAGGGATTCTCATTTCAATTTGACCGATGATGATATGTATGATGTAAACTTTAATAACCTAGGCACGGGGTTGACTTCTACAAACGCGGGTGATGCTATAATTGAGATCAATAATAAGGTTAGGCCATTTTTAGGAGGAGGGACTATTAGATTTGGAGATATTGGAGGGGAACCAAACGGAACTCCTATAGCAATTTTAGATGGAACTTTTACACAATGCACTGCCATTCAAGATGCAGGAGTCGACATAGGATCAATTTATGAAGTTCGAATGGAGGATATAGGAACTGATCAATATCAGGTACTTCCAACGATTATATACAATGGAAATTTTAACAACAAGGTCTATTTTGGAACTACTGGAGTTAAAACTGCGACTAAGTTTAACTTTTTTATGGGGGAAGCAAGGGCAACTGGAATTTCTCAAAATGTAGATCTAGAGTTGATCCTAATTAAAAAGTTTGGATAATGGCAAAAAAGATAAATCTTGTTGATTTTGAAATTGAAGGTATCGATAAAATAATATCAGATACAGGTGATTTGATTTCTGAGCAGAATAGGCTTAAGAAGTCTAATGCTGATTTAAAGAAAAACACCGAAGGACTTACCAATGCTACTGATGCTCAACGACAACGATATGTTCAGAACCAAATTGAAATTAAAAGGTTAAGTTCTGAAATAAGAACTAATAATAAAATTGTAGAAGCTCAAACTTCAGCACAGAAACTATTAGGTGATGCCTTGAATAGAAATGTTGATACAGAAGCTAAGGCGAGAGCTAGTAATGCTGAATTAATATCTATACGGAAAACTCTAAATAGGAATACGGAAGAGGGAAGAGAACAAATAGATAAGATCAATAAAAAGCTTGATGAGAATAATAAAATCATAAAAGAAAATGTATCTGAATATGAGCAACAAAAAATAGGAATTGGTGATTATACCAGTGCCATTAAAGATGCTTTCGGTCAAACAGCTGGATTTAATAAAATTCTAGGTACTCTTCAACAAACATTTAAAACACTAGCTCCATTAGGTCAGGCCATTAAATCAGATTTTAATTCATTAGCTGCAAGTTATCGACAAGGAGCGGCAGAAGCTCGGGCTCTGTCTGGAACACAAAGATTAGTTGCTCAATCTACCAACATTGTAAATACAGCATTAAAAGCTTTTAAAATTGCACTTATAAGTACAGGGATAGGCGCCATACTTGTTGCCGTAGGTGCTCTTATTGCTTTTTTAACTTCTACTCAGGAAGGGATCGACAAAGTAAATAGTGTTCTTATTCCATTAAGAGTAATTTTTGAATCATTAGTAGGGTTATTACAGAAAGTTGGGAAAGCATTATTTGAAGCATTCTCGAATCCTAAAGAAGTTCTTACAGATCTACTAGATTTTATAAAGAACCAGGTTATAAACCGATTTCAAGGATTAGCTAAAATAGTAAAAGGAGCACTCACATTTGATTTAAGCTCGATTAAGGAAGGTATAGCTCAAACTGAAAAAGCTAATAAGGTAATAATTGACGGAATAAAAGGAGCTGCTGATGCAGTTAGTAACACTGTAAAAGATGCTATATCAAGAGGTAAGCAAATTGCAGAATTAACGAAACAAATTGAAAATGCAGAGGTAAGAATAATCGGGGTAAGAGCTAATCTGAATGATCAGCTAAAACAACAGGAACAGATTGCTAAGGATATTACTTTATCTACAACCGAGAGGTTAGAGGCTACTGAGGAAGCCAGAAGACTAGCCAAAGCCATACAAGATGAAGAGAACAAAATTCTAGAACTCAAGATTCAGCAATTAGAATTAGAACAAAAATCAAATGATACAAGCCGTGAAGAACAAAAAGAACTAGAAGAACTAAGAGCCCAATTGGTACGTAATCAAACTCAGGAAAGACAAACAGAACTTAGATTTTTAGGAGCTAGAAACGCGATTTTAAAAGAACAAGAAGCGGCTAGGCAAAAAGCAATTGATAAAGCGATTAAGCAAAACCAAAATGAATTAAAACTATTCATAGCTACAGAAGGTAAGCGAGCTGAAAGTCTTCAAGAAAGACTAAAAGTTGCTGAGAAGATTGCAGAGGACGAGCTTGCTATTTCTAGAAGAAAACTAGAAACTGGTAGATTAAGCCAAATAGAATTTGAACTTGAAGTCTTAAGAATCAAAGAAGAGTTTCTAGAAAGACAGACCGAAGCAACAATAGAGAATCTGGAACAAGAACTTGAATTGTTTGAAGCGCAAAACCAATCTAGAATTGAACAAGGAGAACGGTTAACAGATGCTTTAGTTGAACAAGAGATTGAAAGGTTAAATGCTATTTATGAAGCAGAACAGGAAATACTAAAAGAACAAAGAGAAGCCGATCTTATTAGCGAGTTAGAATTTCTTACCGCTAAACAAGAATTAAAAAACAATTTCGATGCAGAGCAAGAAGAAATTAAATCTGATTTAGAAAACCAAAAAATAGAGGAGAGGTTAGCTAAGGAAGCTTTAGAATTTGAAGAAAGAATATTAAGTCTCGAGGAACGTAACGCCACTGAATTCGAATTACAACAAGCAAACTTAGAAAGACAACAAGAACTTGAACTTGCTAAAGCTAACAAAGAAATTCAAAACCAAGAATTACTTGAGAAAGCAAAAAGCAATATTGAAAGAAAGTATGCACTTAAAAATGCAGAAATTGAAGGAGCGCTTTCTAAAGCAAAGATCGATGCAAGGTTACAAGTTCTAAGTGCTGTAGGTCAGATTTTTGGAAAAGAAAGCGCTATAGGAAAAGCTACTGCGATTGCTGAAACAACCATAACTACTTTTCAATCAGCTACAAATGCATTTAATTCGTTAGCAGGAATCCCAGTAGTCGGTCCTACATTAGGAGCTGTTGCTGCCGGTGCTGCTGTGGCATCTGGATTAGCAAATGTGGCTAAAATTGTTGGTATAAATATTGGGGGTGCAGATGTTGCCGGAGGGCTTAGTTCATTATCTTCTGGAGTTCAAGCTGTAGGTGCAACTATTCCTAAAGGAGAGCAAGGAGGTTTACTAAAAGGAGCAAGACATTCTCAAGGAGGAATATTAATCGAGGCCGAAGATGGTGAAATGATAATGAAAAGGGAGGCGGTTAGTATGTTTTTACCACAGCTCCAACAAATGCAAATTGCGGCAGGTGGTAATCCTGGATTATTAGGACAACCTTTTGCACGTAATGGAGGGATTACTTCAAGATCGTTAACAAGAGAGTCTAATAACCTACAATCAACACAACAGTTAATAGAGGATAACATTCAAAACATTAAAGTTACCAATGTTGCAGAGGATACTATTGGAGTTTTTAATGATGGGATAGAAGTACAAAATCAAGCAGACTTATAATGAATAGGATAAAATCGGGAATCAAAAATATTGATAAGGTGGCTAAAGCTGTTACCAAGAGAGTTTTAAACATTGATTCAACAGAAGCGGAACGGAGACTTTCAATTTGTAATACATGTATGCATAGTATACCAGACAAAGTATTCGGAGGAGAGATGTGTGGAGCAAAAGATGAGAATGGAGAAATTTGTCTTTGCCCTATTAAGAATCTTATTTATTCAGACAAAATTTGTGTTTTAAAAAAATGGTGAAATACGATTTCATAAAAAAACTAGAAAGAGAAGGTATATTGAAAACCGCATTGAATATGGGTGTAGTGAGCTGTACTATTAATGCTCACAAAATAATATATGAGATGTACTTAAAAAATAAACAGTCAATTAAAAGCAAAATTTTATGCTATCAATTGACTGCTGAAGATTGTAAAGTAAGTAAAGAAACTGTTAAACGAGTGGTAACAGATTTCAGTAGAAGTATTTAGCTTTTTGGAACTAGGCGATATTCTAAAGTCACGAGTTTAAGTTCGCCTTTTACTTCTTTTCTAGTATTAATTTCTATTTCAAAACTACAAGATGAATTTGCAGATATATTAGCACAATCACCTTCTGTAAAATGTGAAACATAACCAACTGGATCACCTGGAAAACCTTCTTCTATAATATCTCCTTCCAATACTGAATCGTGTCCATGAAATCTATATTCAATTCCTTGAATATCATTATTTGAATTATTAAATATCGTTAAGCCTACAACTAAGGTGTTGTAGCTAAGATCAGGATTCTCAATAACTTTAAAAATTGGTTTGGATAATGTTATGGGTTCTACCCCTGAATCATCATCACTAGAACAACTAAATAAAATTAAAGCAAATAATAAAGTAAAGAATGGTTTCATGTTATTTTGGTTTTAAGTTTATAAAAAAAACATTTTTATTATTGAATTCAATGTGCTTTTACACATTGGACTGTGAAAATTTAAATCTCAAAGAGTGTAAATATGATAAAAAACTATCATATAAACAAATTATATTGATAAAATATTATCATTTAACTATTATTTGTATGATAATAAATTATCATATACCTTTGAAGAGTGGAACGAGTACAGCAAATAGCTAAGCTAAAAGGTAAGACCATGAATGATATTGCCAATCATATTGGTATTGCTCATCGTAGTTTATATTCTCGACTAAAATCTCCTAAACTCACAACATTGATACAAATAGCAGATTTTTTAAATGTGGATGTGATAGAACTTATAGAGCCAACTTCTGATTATGCACACTTTTATTCAGATGGAGAATGGTTAGGTGTAAGAAAGAAATAAAGCTTATAACATTTCGTTTAATTCATGCTCAAACTTTTGGTATTCATTACTATTATGAAGTTTCCTAAGTAGATACTGTTTTCTTAATTCTACAAAAATAGATTTCAATAGGTAATAAATTGACTTCATAAAGTAAATAAGTCCTTTACACAAAAAATATATCCCAATAAGGGCTATGATTCCACCTATTATCATGTTTCAAAGATAGAAAAAAAAGGTCAAATTACTGACCCATATTGTAAGACAATTGTAAATAATTTTGGGGTATGAGTATTGGAACAATCTACATAGTAGGAGATATTGGAAATCTAGATGGCAAGGGGATTACACTTGAAAGTGTAATAGCTCAAGTTAATGCTAATAAAGATGCTCCGGAATACTTAGTTAAAATTAAATCATTAGGAGGTAGCGTTGAAGTTGGGTTTGATATCCACAATTATCTTAAGTCTTTAGACAAACCTGTTACTACTCTTGCAATAGGTGAAGTTGCTAGCATTGCTTCTGTAATTTTTATGGCAGGTACTAAACGTATTATGCTACCAAATTCACATTTATTAATTCACAATCCTTGGTTACAACCACAAGGAGGTTATGAGGCTGATCACCTAATTACATTAGGAAATGATTTAAAGAAAACCGAAAGTGAATTAGTTGATTTCTATGCTAAACAAACAGGAAATACAAAAGAAGCGATCTCTCCACTTATGAGAGATGAAACCACTATAGACCCTAAAAGAGCAAAGGAATTAGGGTTTGCTACTGAAGTATTAGAAGTAAAAGCAGAGCCCTTTGCATATTTAACTCACAACAAAAAACAAAAAATGAATACTAAAAAAAAGAAATCATTTATTTCTCAGTTCATGGATGCTTTGAAAGATGAAGAAGTGTTAAACCTCGTAATCAAAACTGCAGATGGTTCAGATTTAGATTTTCCTGAGTTAGAAGATGGGGACACTATAATGTTAGGTGCTAAGGCTACTATTGATGGAGAAGATGCACAAGGGGAATATTTAATGGCTACAGGTCAAACTTTTGTGTTTGAGTCGGGAGAATTAACTGAAATCAAAGAGGAAGAAATGGAAGAAGAGGCGAGCTTTGATCCTGAAAAATTCAAACAAGAAGTGATTGAAGCGGTTTCAACAATTTTCAATAAGAAGATTGAAAAAGTTGAGGAAGAAAATAAATCTCTCAAAGAAACTATTGAGAAGAGAGAGAAAGTATTTGCGTCATTGAAGGCCTTGGCATCTAAGGAAGATGCAGATAAGAAGGGACAAGGGAAAAAGCCAGGTGAACATAAAAATAAAAAGCCCGTAAATGTTCTGGCTAACGGGATTGCTAACAGAAAAAATAAATAATTATGGCATTTAATATAGATGTACAGGTATTATTAGACTCAATTAATAAATTAAGTGATGCTGATAAGGTTTCATTTAATGAAATTATCTTTAAGGAATACATTCAAAGTGGTGATATTACGGAGTATCATGATATTATTACAGGTGTAAAGTGTAATTCACCGATCCCTTTTGGAGATTCAGAACAACCTTGGGATTTTATGCACAATGCAGCTCGTAGGGCTTCTGCCTGTGATAGCATCACTACTGAAGTTGGAGTTACTTTGTCTAAAAAGACATGGAATACAGCAGTATATACCAATGCAATTGAATTCTGTTATAAAGACATTGATTGCAAGCTTAAAGACTTCATGAACTCGGAGCGATGCAGTGACCCAGATCCTAACGGGACTCTATACTTAGATTTTTTAGTTGATTTAGTTGGACAAAATATTAGAAACTCTCATTGGACGAAAACTTATTTCTCCGGTATAACTTCAACTCATCCAGCTCTTAACGGGCATGATGGATTATTTGTTCAATACGTTGCTATTTCAAACTCTAGGCCTGAGCAAAGAATTACTATTGATGAAAATGCAGGCGCAACCTATGCCGATCAGAAACTTGGCTACACAACAGGGTATGATACTTATAACGCTATCCATGAGGCAATGGAGGACAGCGAAACGCTTAGAGAAAAAGGTGATACACCTATTAAATCCACTAGAGAACTTGCTACAAACTATTTAAGATGGTTACGTAAAGAAAAACAAGTTAATTGTTGTGAGCGTGATCCTCAAACGAATGTTTACACTCTTGAAGGATTAAATATTTATGGACGTCCAATAAAGGTAGTTAATGAATGGGATAAAATAATTAAAGCTGTTGATGGGGAGGGGAATCCAATTTTCCCAGAACTTAATAATGGAACTAGATACACGAATCCTCATAGAGCGGTTTGTACTTATAAATCTAATGAGCCAATAGGAACCTGTGATTCTGGTGAACTCTCTAACCTCGATATTGTATATAATCCGTATGACAAAAAAACGAAGGTAGAATCAGAGTATGATTTTGATGTAAAAGTTCTTAGGGATACGGACTTCATTTTAGCAATGTAAAAAAGGAGATATGTTAGATTGTAGCGAATTATGCGGTAAAATAGTAGCAGAACAAGTTATAGATTGTAATTCTATAATTGTAAAAGGAATTGAACAAGCTGTTCTGTTAATCAACCGCTGTGATATTGATAATTATTCTGTAGTGAAATCAGACACGGAGCACAAAGCAACTGCTATTAATTTAAAACCTGGTACTACAGGTTATTTAATTAAGGGGTTGAACGGAAAAAGCTTATTCAACGCATCTCACTCTATAAATGTGAATGACGATGCTCCAGACGATTGGAATCATACAGTGGCATTGAGAGGATGGAATCTTACTGAAGCCAATTTAGTTTATATAAGAAACCTTGGTAGAGGTGCAGATTTAGTTGCAATCACTTTGGATAAAACTGCTTCAGACGACTTAAATAAATACAAGGTATATGGCTTAGAAAACGGTTTGAAAATCGGTGAGTATTCGCAAAATACAGGTGAAAATAAAGGAGCATTTATCTATACATTGGCTAGTAAAGCTCCAGATTTCGAAACAGATCCTCCAGTAGTATGGTTGGAAGCTGATTTACCAGCTACGGATGCTAAATATCTAAACAAGTTAGCCGTAGCCGTAACTCCATAAATATGGAAAAACAAGAAATAATAAGATACTCGGCAAATCAAGTTAGGCAAAGCCCTGAGCTTTTTGCCGAGTTTCTTCGTCTATATGAGATAGAATTTGGGGTAAAACCAAATTGTGCGGGCTGTGCTTTTTCCAGCACCTTTTCAAAATGGAAAAAATCGTTTAATAAAATAATTCAAATGAAAAAACACGATAACACATTTAAGTTGAACCCAAAATATACTCAATTGTATGTTCCTGGTAATGGTGAGGTGATAACTTCTAATAGTGAAGATTCTTTAGTGATTGAATTTCTTACTCAAGAAGATGGTAAATATTTTGAATCTAGAAAATTGACTTTTTTCGAAGAGTTGCCTGAAGGTTTAACTGAGGAAGGGGAAATATTGGAAATCGAATCCTCAGAGGAGTTTTCTATTAGAATCAATGCTTTGATTGATAGTTATTATGAAGAAAACAGTGCTAGGATTCAGGAGCTTACTCTTGATGATCTTGAAACCTTTGAGATTTCAGACCTAGATACAGGTGAATTTGGTGATTTGATAACTGTTTATAATGATAACAAAATCCTTCTTGAGTCTGAATTTGTAGCTGTAAAATCGAATTTAAAATCTCAGGAAGAGAACCGATTAGAAGAAGCAGCGGCACGAGAAGCTGAAGCTGCTAAACAACAAGAAGAAGAACGTATTGCTGCAGCGAAGCAGTTAGAAATAGAAGAGGAAGAACGGAAAGCTGAAGAAGAGCGATTAGCAGAAGAATCTAAAAAATCTGAGGATCAAACCAAAGAAGTTAAGGCAGTCGAAGAGCCTAGTACAGAATTGAAAGTTGTAAAACCAAAAAAATCGACAAAAAACACCAACGTTAAAAAGAAGTAATAATTGGCAAGAGCTAAAATAATAGAGTTGTTTACACGTCTTTTTCCAGTAATGGAGAAAGACAACTCTATTTATTATAACGGGGAAGATAATAACTACCCTGAACGTATAGAAAGGTTAATTAATAACTCGGTTACCGCTAAGTTAGCAGCCAATAAGATGGCTGACTTTATTATTGGAAAAGGTTTTGAAGGTGATATCAACAAAGCAGTAATAAATACAAAAGGAGATACTTTTTATACCATTTTAAAAAAGATAGCAAGGTCAATAGCTTATCAAAAATCGTTCTTTCTACATATCAATTATAATATTGAAGGAGAACCAAATTATTTAGACGTAATTCCAGTAAAGAAAGGTAGAATTTCTAAAGAGGATGATTTTTTAAATAAAGGCAAAATTTGGGTTGCTAATAAATGGGAAATAACTAAGGGGTTTCCTAAGAAATCAAAAGAAAAAAAGAAATGGTATTACCCTTACAATCCAAATTTGGCAGTAATTAATGCTCAAAGAAATAAAGATTTTTATAAGTATAGTGATAATAAAAAGTTAGTTCTTACCACAAAGGAAAAGGTTGATTTAAAGATAGAAGGGTATAGAGGGCAAGTACTATTTGTAAATTTAGAGGATGAAAACATTTATGCAAATGCTTACATAGATCCTGCATATGAAGATGCAGATACCGAATACAGGATTTCAACATTCAGGAATGACAATATCCGAAATGGATTTATAGGCGCCACCGTAGCTACAGTTGCAGTTGATCCAGATGAAGATGAAGCAAAAATTACAGATGAGCAACTTAAATCATTATTAGGTGCTGAAAACTCTTCAAATATCTTAAAAGTAGAGGCTGAGGTTGATTCTAATGGAAAACTTAAAGAGGTCGTAAAATTTGAAACTGTAAAATCTGAGGTTGATACTAAGAGGTTTCAATATGATGAGCAAAAAACAGAGGAAAGACAATTAAACTGTTTTAATAATATCCCTAAGATATTGGTTAAGAATAGTGATTCATCCTTATTTGGAACTAGTGGGGAAGCTCTCAAAGTTGCACAGGAAATTTATAACCAAGAAACCGAAGAAGAAAGAAAAACTATAGAACAAACTTTAAATAAAATATTTAAAGGAGTTTATCCAGAATTCAAAATAAAAACAATTATCGATGGATCTACTGGTACAGAAGTCTGATTTTCAAAATATCACTCAAATAGCACATCATTGTGATTTTGAAGTGTTGGAGCAATATATCTTGGAGCGTCAGAATTTAGATTTAGTTAAGCTTTTAGGGAATTCTTTTTATGTTGATGTCATTGAAAATAGAGAGAATGTTGAGTACAAAGATTTGCTTGACGGCTCCAAATTTACAATAGAATGTGGAGGAAAAACTAAAACCCTAATTCACTTTGGGTTAAAGCGAGTGCTAATACATTATGCTTATGCAGCTTATATATATAGAAAGTCATTTGTAGATACACCATTTTCGGTGGTAGTGAAGCAAAGCGAAGATAGTATTCCGGTTTCTCCATCTGATTTGAAAGTAGTGCATGATGAAAATAGAAAGATGGCATATAGTTATTGGAAAATGACTCTAGAATATTTGTGTGCTAATGAAGACGAGTTTTCAAATTTTGATGAAACTTTATGTTCTGGTTGTACTGCTTGCAAGTGTAGTTGTGGTGGGAATGGATGTTCAAAGTGTAAAGGAGGTAAAACAGATGGTACAAGGAGAAACAAAGTTAAAGTAATCAAGAAGGATGACTAAGATAACATACGACAATAAAGTAGGAGTCAAACCAAAAACTGTAAGGAAAAATCAGGTTTGGGATGATGACATGAACGAGATCAAAGCGGTTGTCAACCAAAATGATGATAACGCTTTGTATCAAGGAGTGAATACATTAAAAAAATCTACTAAAATTCAGGTTACTCCAGACTTTGCAGTAAATATTAATGATGGAAAAGCAACATCTTTAATAGTTGGGGATGAACTAATACAAATAAATGGTAATATTAGAATTATACCAGATGGATTAATTCCTATGCCTGGAAATGCATTAGTTTATACTAATGCAGATGGAACTATTGGGCAAGCTGCTATGACAGGAGGAATGTCAGCTTATCAAGAATCATTTTTAGCAACTGATGCACAAACAAAAATAACACTATCAAGGAATATAGAATCGGCAATTCTAATTTTAAGTGTAGCGGGTGTTTCATTATCTCCTTCAGTAGATTATACGGTATTAAATAATGAGATTTCATTTAGCACACCTCTGGAGGTTGGAGAGAATGTTCTAGTAACATATTTTTTAAATTCAGGAACTGGCAGTGGGGGAAGCGGAGGAGCTGATACAAATATTACGTATAATGTTGATACAAGACAAATTTCATCAAGTACAGGAACAGGTTTTGTATTCCCTTTATCGAATAAAGACAATGCAGGTCTAATGCCAAATGGTTTCTATGAGGAATATACATTCTTTGGTTCATTACTTGATGTGGGTGGAGGTGCAACATATACTATTGGAGGCTCAAATGAGGGGCGAGCCATTAGAATAGGAAAGAAGGTTTCTTTTACCATGATCTTAACCGGAATAAATACGGTCGGAACCCCATCTAGTCAATTGCAAATAGAAGGTTTCCCTGAAACTTCAGTTATCAATGAGGTTCCTGATCAAGCAGGGATTGATGTTACTATTTTTTCAGGTTCAAATATTAACTTTTATTCTTTATCAGGAAATATGTCAAATGTATTTCCAGGGGGCGGTTCAAAGAGAAGGGTAGGCCTTGTTGGTCAGACATCTTTTGATAATTCTATAAGTTTAATTTCAGGAGTGACTTTTACCAATGGTGTAATTGGACTTTCTGGTTTTTACTTCATACCATAAAATTAAAAATAAATGACAAAAATAACCAAAAGATGGATCATTGAAGAACCAAAAAACACACCCGTAAATCCAATTGTTAATGGATACACCATAATGAATGCACTACCAGAAACTACAGCTTTTGCTGTTGGACATATTTTTTTTGGTATGAATGGCGATGAATTTGTAATGGGTCAGGTAATAGCATTACCCTTTGATATTAATGACAAAACTAAAGTGAAAATACACCTAAATAATATATAATGAAGAAAATAATTTTTATAGTAACTTTTTTAATGATATGTATTGGTTTTGCTCAAAAACCTATGGTTGATGTGATACGATTTGAAACGAGCTCTACAACTCCATCAGCCCCTAGTGCCGGATGGCTATATATGGATGATTCATATGGATTAAATATTTATAATGGTACAACATGGAATCCTTTAGGAGGTTTATCAGGAATTAACATCACTGATGGGACTAATACTTTAAATGGAGTATCTACTATTAATTTCACAGGCGCTACTATTTCTGGTACTTCACCGAATGGAATGGTAACTATTTCAGGAGGAGGAGGTTCTGGCACTGGACTGGAACTAAAAACAGAAAATGGAAATGATTTTTGGACATTAGTTGGAAGAGACCCCGCTAATTATGGTGATAGAGGTGCTTTTGCGATTGATTTTTCTTTTAGTAACAACCCTTCGACAACAAAAGGAGCTACGGGAGTAGGATCCGTTGCTTTTGGTACAAGTGATTCACCTGGTTTATTATCATTCGCGGCTAATGGAGATAATAATTCAGGAGGAGATTATTCAGCTTCTTTTAATTCTGATACAGATTCATCAGGTTATGCTAGTTTTTCGGCCGGAGAAGGGACTTCAGCACCTTCATATGCTGAGTTTTCTATAGGCTCTTTTCCGATTGTATATACTCCAATATCTACAACTGCTATTGAATCCACAGATAGGATTTTTAATGTGGCAAATGGAACGTCTTCAAATCCGAAAAATGCTTTTACCATTTTCAAAAATGGATCTGTAATTTTATATCCTGTTTCTAAATCTTCAATTACAAATGCTCAATCTGGAATGATTATTTTTGATTCTGATGAAGCAAATAAAATGAAATACTATGACGGTACGAACTGGAGAGAGATAACAACAACAGTTGATTAAATAATTAAAACCTACTTCATGAATACAATATTATTTATTATAAAGAAATTCATTTATAAAAATCTACTAAGTATACATAGCGGAACTGTATTAGCTAAGGTTAAATCAACTTTTTATTTATCTTTAATTACTTCACCATTTGGGTTTCTTGGAGAAAAGATAATGGAATGGTTTTCTATTAATTTTGTTTATGTACTGTTCGTGATGGGGGCTATAATAGTTGATCATATTCTCGGATCATATATTCACGCATTTGTAAAACGAGATTTCTCAATGAAAGAAAACATCAAGGGATTTGTTCTGAAATGTTTGCTTGTTATTGCTGTTGGGTATCTAATAGAAGGTTTTAAGCATATTCTAGGTGGTGGTAATTTTATCACGGATTATTTTAGTGTAATTAGTAGATTAATGGTTTTTGTATACCCAGCAGGTTCTGCTTTAATGAATTGTTCTATCATTACTAACGGAAAATTCCCTCCTACATCTTGGATCAGCAAAATAACCAAGTTCAATAAAGATATGAACCTTGATGCCTTTAAAAATGCAAAAGGATAAATCTAAGCGTGTTATTCTTTTAAGGCATTGGAGCGATGGTAATCAAACAACTGGTTCTTTACTTGTGGTTAATGAAGAAGGTCAACCGATATTTGGATCATTGTGTATAGAACGTGGTGATCGAAATAACAAGAAAAATGTTAGTAGAATTCCTTCAGGAACTTATCCTTTAGTACTTGAGTATTCACCAAAATTCGAAATGAACCTTTGGGAAATAAAAAATGTTCCCAATCGATCAGAATGTAAAATACATTCGGCTAATTTTTGGGATCAACTTAATGGTTGTATTGCCCCAGGTATTAATCTAACTGATATTGACAAAGACGGGTATTACGATGTAACTTATAGTTCGAATACTACCAAGATGTTTCATAAGGCCCTTAAAAATTTAAAAGAAACTACTATTACCATAATTGATGAGATAGTATATTAAATTTTCATTTTTTTTGATTAGTGAAAATCATATCTAACACCTTTTGGTGCTCTTTGTCAATTACTTCATAAGGTAGTTTTCTTTGATATTTATAGGTAACTCCTTCAGGTTTGTGGCCCTGAATTTGCATAATTACCAATGTATCAATTAATAATTCGCCTGCAAGTGAACGGTAAATATATCTTGGAGATTTAGTTCTAATACGTTCTTTAAATTCAAGCTTATCAGACACTCGATTTAAGATTTTCCCAATATTATTTCTAAACTCAATATAATGGCCTGATGCTAAGTCAGGAATGAAGGAAAATACGTTCTCTTGAGTTTTGTCTCCATATTTGTCAATAACATATAAAGCAAAATCGGATAGCATATTGTCAACTAATGATCCTCCTTTTGGTTTATTCCTGTTTTTATATCTTCTGAATGAGATTCTATTTCTGTCGATATCTTTCCATTTTAAATACGCAATATCAGCAAAATCAAATCCACCTATCGCAATTTGAAAAAGCCACAATTCTACTGCTCTTATACAGGATAAAGCATTTTTTTTGGTTATCCCTTTATTATTAGACAATTTAACCCCTTCAGAAACAAATAATTTATAACTATCTATAAATTGGAATAACTTTTTAATATCGTCAATTGGGATATTTATTACCTCTTTTGTTGTTTCATTATTGATCAGGCCTAGAAATGGATTATCTTTTTTTATGTTTAAAGATTCTCTTTTCTGAGCTTCTTTATAGACTGCACGAATTTTTTTAAGATAAAAGTTAACACCCCCAGCTCCTTGTTTTGTGTTCATTTTTTTAAATCTTATGAATTTTTGAAGCCATTCATAATCAATATTGTTTATCAGAATATCATCTTCTTCTGTATAGGTAAGAAAGTATTTAACCTGTATTTTAGTTTCTTCGTATGCTTTTATGGATTTGGATAAGTCCTTAAGTTCTTTTATACGAATATCAAAAAACTCTAGTAGTTTTATTCCTGAATCATTTTGTATTTGTTGTATACGCTGTTTGAGTAAGAATATTTCTAATTCAGGATTATTGTCAAGGCCTTTTTGAATAACCTCAATAGAGGAATCAAGATCTAATTTTAATTTATTACAGTACTCAACTTCTTTTTCTAGGTTAGTCAACCTATTTGCTATTTCGGAATCTATTTTTAGTGTTTTACTATTCTGATATTTTTTTAATCCAATATATTTGTATCTACGTTTTGAGTAAACTTCAATCTTAATAGCATATCCCTTAGAAGTTTTCCTTTTAGTTTCTACAATTATATTGGCTTCTATCAT